CAGTGATCAAAGACGGATAATAACGATATTCGGCATAACGTTCCTGATAGCCAAAAACAGTAGTATCAGCTTCAGAACCTTGAGCATAGATCTCACGAAGCTCAATAGCCTGTTCGCCAAGATGGGCGAATGTCGGCCAATAGAAATCGTAAACCGTAGAACGAAGCCACATCTTATTAATACCCTGCTGATAGGTAAGGTCAGCACGGGCACATACGAAGCCAAAAACATAACCATGTTCAACGAAAGATTTAGTAAAGCCATGGAACTTGGCAGCAGTAACACCATAAGCAGAAAGATTGCCTTGAGGAGAGGTATCGTCGGTTGCAGAAGTTTGAGCTATTGGATTGACATTTACCATTTTGGTAAAGGACCCAAGAAATTCCGGACGCTGAAGACGAGCATCAGGAGAAACTACGCCAAAGAAAGAGCGAAGCACTTCTGTATACCGACTACCACCACGAGCAAGGCGTTCATAGAACTTCTGCATCTGGAAAGCAGTGCGCAAGCTATTAATAGTAAATATGTCGGATTTATCAAGATCCGCATATAAACCAAAATCATCAAGCTTCATACCGATATCAGTAGTAGCGCCACCATTAGGATTAATGATATTCATGTGTCCTGACTGAATACCGACAGAACCTCTATAAGAAATATTAGGAGATAAATAATTAGTGGAAACACTTTTAGTGGGCAAAACAGGAGCGGTACCAGCAAGACCTACAGAAACACCAGGTCCTTTCTGTGTCCACGGAAGAGCAGAAGTAAAGTAATCATGGCGCTTACCGCGAGGCGGACAAGCGAAGCCAGGATAAGCATCAGTGGAAGAAGAATTGACGACCCAAGAAGGTTGCTCAGAAAGACGACTAGTGTCAATCACTAGATTAGCGTCGCCTTTTACGATTTTCACAGACTTCTGGAGATTTTCATCTCTAAACCATTCGTTGTAAATAAGGTAAACACCACGAAATGGAAGAGCATTAATGCCGGACAAGTTGCGAGTAGTATTAATAGGCAAGCCGAAATAGTCCCAAAGAGAGCCTATTAAAGAATTCTCGGTGGAAGTGGAAGCAGAAACAGTAGGAATAACATAATCAGTACTATCATCAGGGTCTTCCTGCTCAAAGCAGAAGTTCTGCCAATGTTCCCAAACGAGGCGGTTTGGTACAAAAAAGAAAAACCAGTCCAGATAAATATTATCCATGATAGGCTTAATAGGAGTAGCCAAACGAGCGAAGTAATTAACAGACATACGAGTAGTATCGCCAGGCAAAACCTCATCAACAAATACAGGTATAAGCTTGCCTGAATTAAAAGTTGTCTTATAAACATGAGAACGGTCAAACTTAGTCCTTTTCATGTACATTGCAGGAGCATCGCTGAAGCGATGTCCTCGAACTCTTATGTTTTTTCGAGCCAAAATTTCACCTTCTTCGAAGTGTAAACCTAATAATTAACCTAAAGCAAATTATTATTAGGTTTTAGATTATTTTTGCGTCACCTACGCCAGTTACATCAAGTAAGTAACTGGCTTCGGTGACGCCTATTTTTGTACTTCTTCATTATTTTGTTCTAAAGTGTTACTTTCTTCTTGTGTTTGTTCACTACTTACGGACTGTTGTGGTTCATCAAAGGTATATTTGCTACCATACAGACCTTGTTGTTGGAGATATTCGAGCGTTGCAGGATCATTCAAACGGTTGATGAAATTCATAGGATCGTGACCGAATTTTGCTCGAACGTAAGCGGGTAAACTGTAGAATTCTTCACGAACTCCAGACACAAGTTCAAGAGCTGTACCGTAGTCGCCGGGAAGCGTTGCATCTCCAAACTGCAAGTAAGCGTATTGCGAACTATCGCCGAGGTCAAGAGTCATAATACCTTTCTGACCGTCTGCATACTTATTTACGATGTAATTAATATCAGTCTCATCTTTTTCGTCCTGAACTGTGAGAGAGGGCATGGTAAACTCAATACCGCAATGATCATGTTCTTCTGCAGGATCGTAAGCTGTCTTAAATTTCATAGTTTCACCTCCTTTCGCAGGCGCCTAGACGCGGCGGGCGTAGCGTACAAAAAAAGGGACGATCTCCATGAGATCGTCCCTTTTCTGATACGCTCTTTATTAGATTATCATTTAGTAGAGTTATTGTCAACAGTCTGCACATATTCTATGGCGCGACCAACCATGATAGGAATACGGGACTCATCACAATTCTCAACGTAATAGCGACCGTCGCTGTCACCGAGATTGCCAACATAATAAAGAGAAAAGTCTTCAGGATACTTTTTAATAAGCATTTTATCATCGTTAACTATACCTTCAAAAGCACGCAGAGCAAGCATATCATTGTGGTAAACCTGCGGAGGGCTGAACTGTTCAGCCTTGGAATCATAAATGGAATAAAGTCTCAGCGGAACCATCTCCTTTTCTAAATGCAACTAAATACCTACGAATCATAAGATAAAGCGTAGCTGATATAACAAAATAGTCATTATCAAGGCGAATAACCCTAGAATCATCAGGTTTAAGACGGTAAGCGGCATATTTGCTACCACGAAAAGAGTAATTAAAAGAAATATTACGCTCACGACAGAAATTTTTAACAGCTTCAAATTCACTAATAGGCCTCACCTCATTTCTGACTCAATGATAACACAGTCACAATACTTTGTCAAGCTTTCTACCAAGAAAATGCTTATACTTACCTTCCTGAACACGACAGCGGTCAACCAAACGCTCAAAAGTGTTGTTCTCCAAGTTATGAAGCATCTTCTCAATACGGTTATTACGAATAAACTCCATCCAGTGAGGATGAGTTTCGTCAAATTTTTTGTCATAATAACGAGGAGGACGCATCTTCTTACCATTAATAACAACATAATCATTGGCATAGCATTCTTCACCATGATCTTCAAGCCATTTAGCACCTATGCCAGGACGATTAGAAGCGACCATGAATTCAGGAATGCGGCCTTTATAGTGAGAAGGAGCATCTTTACCTGTCTGTTTTTTAACTATATAGCGAGCGACATAGGCAGCAGAATCAAAGCTAAACTCACCAATAAGATGCATACCGTATTTCCATACTTTGGCAAAACGAGAAGAAGTATAAGTATTGTAACCGTCTGTACGGAACCGAAAAATTTTGTCATCAAAATCAATATTAAACAAAATGTAATGATAATGAGGGCGACCATGAAGTTCACCATATTCACCACAGCCAAGAAAGCGAATACCACTGCCATACTCACGACGAAGATTTTTCATAAATGTCTGATGAAATTTCTTACTCAAGCTTTTATCACGCGGCAAATGATAATCGTCGAAAGTGCAAGTAACGAAATAAGCAGAAGACGAAGAACGGGCTTCGTGAACAGCACGGACAGCCCACTGTCTGCTATTTTCGAGACGACAGCCGATACATTGTTTACAAGAACAACGAATGAAACGGCTATCACTAGCAAGCTCAGGGTGAGAGGCAAGGCTACCGTAAAAACTATAATGTTGTTTTCCATTTTTTGTAATCGCTCCCTCAACTGGGTACATAAGAATAGGATTATAACAAACCATATTAATCACCTGTACCGATTGTATCAGGATTAAGTCAGAATGTCAAATCCTAAATCCACCTCGTCCTACTCTCTTAAAATTTCTACGGCGAGATCTGGAGGTACGCCGAAAAAGACGGCGAGAACCTCGTTTAGATAAACGACGCCTTCTCATTTAGCATCCCTCCAAGAACCGAAAAAACGGCTAGTTTTTTTAGAATCATTCTTATTAGCAACTGGCTCAACAAGTTGCGCAACATCAGCTTGAAAGTCCGAAGCTACTTTTTTAGCGGTAACAGTGTTAGAGGAGGCTTTGCCTTTGAGAGCTTCGATCAGATCTACAACTTCCTGAATAAAAGGGACAACAACAGTAACAATAAAAGTAAGAATCATAGTAGTTTTATTAGACATAAAAGTTATCTCCTTCCAAAGTAACGACCTCCGAGGAAGCCTATAACATTTTTGACAGTAGAACCAACACCACTAGCGACAGATCTAGGAGCACCTGTAAGACTTTCGATATTCTTATAGAAATCACGTTCCATACCGGCCATTTCAGTTTGAATATTATCAAAAGCCGCGGCAGAATTAGCACGATTAGCAGAAGCAATATTATTCAAAACTCCAGAGCTAAGGTAAGAACCTTGAAGACGAAGGTTTTCAAGCTCCAGGTTCATCTTCTCAAGCTCGTAACCAAGACGTTTCTCATAAGTCTGCTCACGAAGATTCAGATCGTTTGCAAGAATACCGTTCTGAAGAACTGTACCATGGGTACTCTGACGCACAGAATCGGCTTCTGCGACGTTTTTATCAATTTGAGATATTGCAAGATGCTCGGCATTCTTAGCCTGCCTTTCAGCGGCACTAGCGGCTTTAGCAGAGTTCATAGTAGAACCTATATCACTCATACCTACAGAAGCGGCTGAAGCTCCAGATATAGAACCGCCTATACCATTAGTTGCGGCAAGAATAGGATTAAGACCAGCATTGCGCATATCTTCTACAGCCCATTGATAACGATGTTTATAGTTTTCAACGTTCCACGCGTTAGCCTGTGCGGCATTAGCAGAATTGTAACGATTCTGAACTGCAGATCCTAAAACAGAACCAGCAACACTGCCTAAAGTATTAGAAAGCCATGACATAAAACCAACTCCTTCTAGAAGTGATCAACAAGGCCGGGAGTACCAAACATAGGCATAGGACGCACGGTAGTGTAACGGAAGCCTATGTCAAGCAAAAATTCAGGCTCACTGGGAACAGCGATAATGCGATCAATAGGTGGTTTTTCGACTATGAATTCTTCGTTGAGAGTTGGAGCATTTTTAAAGAACTGGGACAAATGCCACTTGTCTAAAGTGCCACCAGTTATAGAGCTGCGGAACTTACCTGTAATCTGCGAAGGTTTGTAACGATATTCGGCATAACGTTCCTGGTAGCCAAAAACAGTAGTATCAGCTTCAGTACCCTGAGCATAGATCTCACG